ATACCCGTAACCGCTTCTTCGATCCCGTGTTGTGCTTTGAGGGGAAGCCCAGCGTACATCTTACGATCGAGGACGACGACCCCTCAACTTGACCCCCCTCACACGTACGTAGGTGGTTATGCGACTATCTATATGCGCTTTTGTGTTTGTGCTACTGTGTTTCGCACTAGCTGGCGTATGGCGCCGCAATGATCGGTGGCGCTAGACGTGAGTAGCGCACCGTACGCTGCTAACCCGGCCATCGTGGCGCGCCATTCCGGCGCCCATGCCATTGTGGCGTGGGGGCGCCGCGCTGTTTCCCTTGCAATTGCAGTGTTGGCCGCTGGCACGCCGCTTGCACTTGCAGTGTGCGCCGCCCGGCATATCGCCGCAGCGGCCACGCTGCATCGCAGCAGAAAGGGCAGGTAAGGAAATGGCCAATCACCCCCGTTACGAGGATTTCTTTCGCAAAGCGGAAGAGTCAACGTCCAGCGGTCGTAAGCGCGACGACCGCCCCCGGGAAATGGTCCCCGGTATGCACAAGGAACCCTTTGCGGACGGTAAGCTGCTGATAGCTCCGTACGTGCGCCACGAGAAGGACGTGGACCCTGGCACCGGTGAGCGCCGCTACTTCCGCACTGCTGGCGGATTGGTGCAGGTAACCGGCGTGAACATCACCGCCGGCCCTTCGCACAAGGGCAAGGGCTTCCACAACATTTACGTCCCCATTGACGACGCGCCCGACGTTCTGGACGCGGCCGCAATGGCGGCATTCCAGCGCTGCATGGCCGCAATGGCTAAGGCGCACGGCAAGGGTAGCACGTCAACGCGGGCCGCAGCAGCGCGGCCGGTGGCGTAGTGATGCCCGACCGCAAACCCGCTGTCAAAGCGCCCACGCTGGCCACGATGCAGCGTTGGCTCGCAAATGGCATCGCGTATACCCCGGACGGTTGCAAGGTGGAACCCGATGGTACATGCCCGCACGGCGAACGGTCGTGGTTCTTGATTCGTGGGGTGATCTGATGCGCTGCAAAGCTAGTGAGATCGAAGCGCTCGTCAAGGCAGCGCAGGCGATTGTAGACACGGTTAACCCTAATAGGGGAGTATCGACCGAGATAGTAGCGTTACGTGCTGCGCTAGCTCGTATCTACGGCCTGCCCTTCTAGATCACCGCAACACCGTTTCCCTTCGCGCCCCCACCGGACCGCAAACGGTGGGGGCTTCTTTTTGCCCACCGCGTCTAGTTGCGTTATTTGCGTATTGGCCGCTGCTGACCGGTGGTGGTGTTGTAGCGCTTCGATCCCATTCTCCCCGCTACTCCCCTACCCTAGACATTCGATTCGCAGCGTAGCGGGCCGCTAGCGGCGCTTACAAGGGCATCCAGCGCAGCGTAGCCTACTGTTAGGTGCGCTGCCCGGCCGCGCTCGTCTTGCCCACGTACGCATCGCGCCGCTGCCCGCTTGCGTACGTCCCGCCGCTCGTCGATCCCACGTACGTCGAGGGGGAGGGGGCCCCCAACGCGAACCGCGTCGCCCCCTTGAATAGATGCGTTCAAATATGGGGGGTATGAGGAATTTCGACCCCATAACGACAATTACGGGGGTTTTCGACGCTCGTGCGGTGGGTTTCGACCGCCCCGCACCCCCACAACGGGCGTAACGACCGCCACCACGCCATCATGGCGCACCCCGCGGTTGCGCGCGGCGGCCAACTATGCTATAATGACGCACCACCGATGCCAAAACGACGCAAATCCAAGGTCATTGACCTCGAAACCAACCCGGCGCCGGGGGATTTCGCGTTTCACGACCGCCCGCCCCAGCCCGGCGACCCCGGTACGGCCTTCGAGAGCAGCCAACGCCTCGCCGCCCTTCGGTTCGCCGCTATGGGCGACGTATATAGCGACCCCGACAAGACGAAACTCAAGCATTTGAACGTAATCGTGCGAGATCCCGTACTTGAAGGACGGGAAAGTACTGCCCCGGTCGCCCCGCCCTTTCGCACCATGCGCGCAGGCGCCCTGCCCACCACCGCCGACCCCGAATCCACCTTCTCCGTCTTGAGCGATATGATTCGCAACATCCGCCTCCCCTTCTTTAACGACTAACCCCATGCTCACGCCAGTGCGCAAGGAGGATCCGCTACCGGTCGGCTACCCGGCCGAGCCCGCCCTTCCCAACGACCTCCCCTCCCGCGCCTTCGTTGCCGATTCCATCGTGCGCGACGCCCGTTACGAAGACGTCGCCCGCCGCGTCATCATGGGGCAAGATCAAACGGAGATCGCAGCCGACCTCGCCATCAGCACGCGCACCGTCCGGCGCATGCTCACTGATCCGCAGATGGGCGACATCTATCGCCGCGTCCACGAGGAATTCTACGCCGACCTTGACAAGATCATCCGCGACGAGAAGATCGAACCGTTGCGCCGTGCCCACGCCCAGGCCATCCGTGCGCAGACAGTGGTGAGCGAGATCATCGACGAAGTGCGCAACCGCATCGTCGGCGGCACCGCCAAGGCCACTGACCTCAAGGTAGGCGCCGACACCGCGTTCGGTATCATCGACCGTGCCAAGGGCGACTTGTCCGCTGTCGCATCCGCCCGCACCTCCGTCCACGTCCGCTTCGACATGACCGGGGACAAGAAGAACCTCCTGCGCGAAACCATCCGCGAAGCCGGCATCGACCTACGCGACTTGGGTATCATCGACGCTGAGATCATCCCCACTAAGGAGACCGACGATGACGAAGCGATCCCCGTTCTCCCCACAGGCGACCCAGCCGTGGCAGGAGGGTAGCCCCGAATGCGTCCCGTCGTGGACATTCTTAAACTCCTCATACGAGCCGGTGCGTGGGACTGGCTCCGCGAGCGGCTACGACGACGACGTGAGCGTCGTGCTGCTATTCGACGCCTCCGATCAGCCGCTTATTACCGCCCCAGCTCACCGCCGCATCGGGTTCGGTACGTAGGCGTAAAGGAAAAGCGGCGTGGGTAAGCAACAGTTGTACGATGAACTCGGCCTCCTGCGATGGAGCGAAATCGCCCGCCGCACCGGTTGGTCAATCGAAACCGTGCAACGTGACTACACCCGTGCTATCGCCAAACTGCGCGACGCAATGCTCGCAGAAGGCATCACCCCTGCCGAGTTCGCCGCTTACATGCGCATCCGCGAACGCTCTTCCCCTGCCCCCCACCTAACCGCCCCGCATGAATAGCCCCGATATCAGCCCCGCTCTCATCCAGTCGGCCATCACGACCGAAGACTGGAAACTGCGCGCCGTCTTGCGTGCCGTCTTCCGTCGCTCCTTCTACGCATTCGTCAAGTTCGTCACCTGTTACAACGAACCGCGCAACCTCATGGACTCCGACACCTTCAAAGAGTCGTGCGACTGGTTGCAATGGGTTGTCACCACCAAGAAGCGCGGGCTGTTGGAAGATCCCCGCGGCCTCATTAAGTCTACCCGCGCCGCTCGCGGCATCCCCGAATGGTGCGCTATCCAGGTTCCTTGTGAGCAGTACGATTTGCCCGAAGAGACCGACCGCGCATTGCGCTTCCTTGACGAGCATCGCCACATGCGCGGACCCGACTCCCGCTACGTCTTGGGTTGCGACTCCAAAGAGCGCGCTGCTGGGTTCGTCGCATCTTCCAAGACCGACTGGGAAACCAACCGCTTCCTTCGTTTCATCACCCCAGAACTGCTGTGGGAAAACTACACCCGCCTCCCTTTCGGCAAGTGGCGCGACACCGGCTACACCCTCAACGGCCGCAAGAACCCCTCCTTGGCTGACCCATTCCTCGCCGCTGTTGGCATCGACTCTAAAGCCCAAGGTGGCCGCGCCGAAGGCATCATCATCGACGACCTTGTGGGCGAGACCTCGTACCACTCCCCCGCCGAGTTGGAACGCCGCTGCGACTGGGTGCGTACCATCGGTTTCCTCTTGGAGAACCGCGACCCGGAACACGCAGACGGCGGCTTCATGTTGGTCGATGGCAACCGGTGGGCCTTGGACGACGTGAACTCCATGATCCATGACCAGTTGGGTGATTGGGCGATCTGGCACCGCTCCGCGTTCCGTTGCGTCATACACGGTACCGGCAATTGTGGGCGCCGCGCCAGCGATCAAGACAACCCTTGCACCGACAGCGATACTCCTTTATGGCTTGGCCGTTACCCCGACGCCGAGTCGTTGGCGCGTGTCGAAGCTGACGTGGGCGTGGAAGCGTTCGCAGCGCAGTTCCGCAACGACCCCACGCACGCCAGTGAACTTGACGCCTCCCAGTTCCGCCCGTTCCGCCTCGAACCCATGACGGCATCCGTTGCTGGTTCCAGCCCATTTCGCACCTGGTGCGTTGTGGTTCCCCGCCTCAACGACCTTGGCCAACCCCAACCGGGCGGCGACGAAATCATCCCCCTACGCGCCCTCACCGATCACGTTATATCCATCGACCCCGCCGACTCCAAGAACCCCAAGAACGCGCGCACCGCTGCTACTTGGACCGCAATGGATCGCCCAACTTCGCGCGTCTTCATCCTCGACTACGCCGCTGACCAGTGGTCTGCTGACGAAGCAATCGAAGCAGAGTACAAGCTGGTCTGTTTGGCAATCGAGCGCGCCGCCCTCGCCCCCCGTATCCTCGTCGAGAAGGTTGCATGCCAAGGTTACGTCGCCTCCGCCCTTCGCCTGCGCGCCGAGAAGGATGACGTGCGCATCCCCCGCTGCGAAATGGTCCCTCCTGCGAACGGTCAAGCCAAACCTGATCGCATCCGGCGTCGCGTCGGCAACCGATTGAACCAAGGGTTATACCACCTGCGCTTCGGCCTTCACCTCCCCAAAGAAGAAGCGCGCCACTTCCCCACTGGTACCCTCGACTTGCTCGACTGCTTGGCGCAGGCCGAGGAAGTCTACCTTGCCGTCTCCGGCGCTGTCAAATCTCGTACCCTCGCCGCCGCCCGCAGACGCAAGCGCGAAGCCCGCCTCGCCTCTTGCGACTCAACCGGCGTTCCCATCTAACGGAGCCCTACACCCATGCCCACGAAGCGCACCCCTCGCATCCCTTCTACCACCCTTGCCGGTGTGCGTGTTGCTCCGCAGATCGACATCACGCCCGTGGCGGCGCAGGCACTTGACCTTTACCTGTCTACCGCCATCCCCGACGCAATACGCAAGCGGGACGAGATCCTGCCGCGTGTGCGCAAGTGGCGGCAAACCATCGCCGGTAAGCGCCCTCGCCAGTTGTCCCGCCGTGGTGCCTCCAACTTGTCCGTCCCCTTGACCATTTGGGCGCGCGTCGCCGTTCGTGCGCGCATCACCGAATCCTTGATCGAGAGTACACCGATCTTGTCGGTGGAACCGGTCCCCGGCCGCGACCCAATTGAATCCCGGGAGTCGTCCCAAACGACCGCCAAAGCCATCGGCACCTTCTTGACATCACAGATCCTCTCCGCTCGCGCCCTTGACGGCCGCAACACCGTCAACAAGCTGGCAGCGGAGATCGTTGATCTTGGCACCTCCGCAATGAAAGTAGTGCCGCGCCTCGATAGCGTCAAGAAGATTGGCCCAACGATGACGGATCCCGGCGCAAAACCCCGGTTGGTCCCGCTGCCGGGCGACGTTCGGTGGGAACATATCTCCTACCTCAACCTCCTCTATACCGACGGCTACGGCACTAACACGCAAGAGATGCCCTTTATTGGTCACCAATTCAAACAGGCGTGGTCGGAAATCTCGACGTTCGCCTCGTTGGGGCACTACGACCGCACCGTCGTCGAACAGATCCACGGCGCCGCAGCAGCGTCCGAGAACCAGAAACCCGAAGCGCTACAGAACCACGACTTGTCCGAACTCTATATGGACTGGGATGTCGATGGTGATGGCATCCAAGAAGCAATACTGGTAACCTGGCACAACACCGCTCGCAAACGCCTTCGCACCGTATGGAACCCCTACCCTGACGGGCGCCGTCCCGTCTTGATCGCGCAGTTCGACTTGCCCGGTGACATCACTAATGTCGCTGGCCAAGGCGTCAGCGAAAAGCTGGAAGGCCCCCAAGACGAAGTTGACGCGATCCACAACATCGCAATTGAAGCTGGCAAGCGGGGGGTTGCGCACATCCTCGTTGTACGCGAGGGCACCCGCGCCGAAGAAGAGTTTGGTGGCGACACCGACGTGCTGCCCGGTGATATCGTCATCACCTCCACGCCCGACGAGGACGTCAAACCCATCCCACTGGGCGATCCCAACGCTGCTCTCGCTGCTATCCAGATCGAAGAGCACACGCGCATGTACGTCACGCGCATCCTCGGCCTCGATGAATCCCGCGTGGGCAACGTGGAGTCGGGTAAGCGGGTTACAGCAGCGGTGGGCATGGCCACCATGCGTGAAGGGCGCATGATCATCAAGGCGGCGCTCACGTCACTGGCCGATCTGTTGAGCGAAGCCAGCTACTTGACCCTCGATCTGTACAAACAACAGGTTCCCGTTGAGGCCATTCGCACCGCCCTCGATCCCGAGTCCGCGCAAGCGTTGATCAACACGGTGTTCTCGTTGACCGCATCAACCGCCCGCAACGCCTTCTTGATCCGCGTCAACGCCCAAGACGCCGCTATCATCCAAGACAACAAGAAGCAAGAGATGTTGATCATCAACAACGCTCTCTTCCCCTTCTATGATCGGATGATGCAAGCGGTCATACAGATCGCCGATCCCAACCTCCCGCCCGCTGCCAAGCGCGGCTTGACGTTGATCGTCGAACGCATGGAGCGTGGCATCGAAGCTCTCCTCAATACGGTTGAGTCCATCCCCAATCCCAGTGAACTGCTGGTGCGCATCGGCGAACTACAGCAGGTTCTCGAACAGTCTGGTGCCCCCGCCCTCGCGGATCCCGGCGATGAAGAGACCGCCGCGGATTCCCTCGTTGGCGACTTGGGCGCTGGCATATCATAGGAGACCCCCGTGCGAGTCAAGGTGACCTACGACCCGTTGACCCCCGAGGCGCAAGCCCTGCTCGATAAGGTGCGCCCCATGTCTAAACGGATCATCATCACCCGGCCTAAACTACAGGATCGCAAGAGTGGCAACATCGTCATTCCTGACGCTGCGCGCGCTGACCGCGCCGAATTCGGCCTGCAAGCGCGGGTGTTGAAGCGTGCAGACGATGTTGACCCCACAATCGCGGTGGGCGACACCGTTGTCATCCCCGAGTTCGCCGGGGTTCCGATGGCCGTCGAAGATCGCGTGCCCTTCTGGATGGTCGGGGAGGGGGATGTGATGGCCGTTGTGAGTGCAACATGATCCCCCGCGGCACATTCAGCGACGACCAGTGGCGCGAACTCGGCCATAGTGCGGAAGAAGCCGCGCACGGCCTCTTGGGCGCGGCGTTGCGCTACGAATTCCAAGCTCACATCTCCAACCAGCGCGTCGTACTTGAGCGCGCTTCCAGCACCCTCGACGACATGCGCATCGCCCAAGGTGCGATAGATGCCCATAAACGTGATACAATGATCCTTGACGACCTCATCCGCCAAGCCAACGCTGCGGCCGGGTCGCGCAAGCAAACGGGAGATACCGATGCCTGATGCCCCGGAAGTCGTAGAGAACAAAGCAGTTGCGGCCATCCCGGTCGCCGACGTAAAGGATCTCGTCGATTCCTTCAAGGCCACTCTCGAAGGGGTCAAAGACACCATCGCTGCAATCCCGCACGCCCCGGCCGCACCTGTGGCCGATCCTTCGATTGCCCGTGCCGCGGCCCTCGACGAATATAACAAGACCCGCGACAAAGTCAATGAACTTGTGTCGGCCGGCGATGCCGCCGGTGCAATGGAAGCCATGTACGGCGCGTTCGGTAAGCTGAACGCCGCCACGGCCCCCAGCGCCGAAAGCGACCCCTCGACGCAGGCGTTGATCTCGAACGCCAAGCGCTCGTCTCGCGCCGACAACAAGCCGATGTTCGACAAGTACGGCAGCGAAATTGAGTCGTTGATGCAGTCCCGCCCCCTGGCCGAGCGCATCTCCCCCGACGCTTGGGACAAGGCCGCACGCGATGTGCGCGCCATGCATTTCGACGACATTCTCGCCGAGACCAAGACCGGTTGGGAAGCAGAGCAGAAGGCCGCGCAGGACGCTGCCGAAGCCCGTGCCCGTGGATTCCGCACCCCCGTCGCTGGTGGTGGGGCATCTGGCACCGTCAGTGCTGGTATCTCCGCTAGCGAGTTGTCCCCTGAGCAGATCGCGGTCGCCGCTGCGTTCGGCAAGACGCCCGAACAGTACGCGGAGTCCGTTAGCAAGTACGAGAAAGCGCTGATCCGCCCCGGCCGCGTCGCCATTCTGGACGAACCGATCGGCAACCGCGTGATCGAACGGGGGAAATTCTAATGCCCTACACTCCACAGACCGGTGATCTCTTCGGTGTTCCCACCCCTGAGACCGGCCGCCATTACCGTTGGCTCTCCACGCGCCCCGAGAAGCTGTCCGGGTGGCTGCGCTCCTTCGGCACCATTCCTGGTTACCGCCTCGAACGCGGCGCCACCCTTGATCGCACTAAGGAGCGCTGCACGGCGCTGGGCTTGCCGGTCGAATGCGTCAACGAGGCCACCAATCGCATCGAATTCGGATTCAACGTCCTCGCATCCATCCCCCTCGAAGAGCATGAGCGGCGCACCAGCGAGAAGCGCAGCATTGAGCGGTCTCGTGAGGGCCAAGTTGAGGACTCGTTCCGCGCCACCATTGATAGAGTGCCGGGTGCCACTGCCCGTATCGACGTAGCCGAAGAGTTCGAGGCCCGCAAGCAACATGCAGTTCGTGAAGATCGCCCCTTTTCCGGTCAATCCGGCACCGATGACAGCCCGCAGTTTCGCAGGCGGCGCGCTCCCCGCGCCCGGTAGCTGGGAGGTTTCGTTAGATGGCTGCAACTGGTCAATTCGCTGAACATCTAGCGCCTGGGCTGCGCGAGATCATCGGCACCCGTCTCGGGGGCCGGCGTTCCTACTACTCGCAACTCCTGCGCGTCGAGACCTCGGACAAGGCGTTTGAGGACTATCTGGCCGCAGCGGGACTTCCGATCGCTGTCGAGAAGCCCCAGGGTGAAGATGTCGCCTCCTACGATCCGCTCGAAGGCGAGAAGATGCGCGTCTCCCACACGGTCTCGGCGATCGGCGCTGAGATCACCGAAGAGATGCAGGACGATGATCTCTACAAGGGCAACGGCAGCGCCCTCGACACAATCGGCAATGGCATCGCCGACTCGCTGGCCGAGTATGTGGAGATCCAGGCCCACCGATTCTTCGGTTCCGAGGCGTTCCTTGGGTCCGCTGTCCCCACGTTCTTGCGCACCCTCCCGGATGCGGCTTCGACCGTCTCGGTCTTTAGCCTGACGCACGGTCGTGTCGCAGGTGGCGAGGCCCCGACGCAGGCCAACCGGCCCTCCGTGGACGTTGACCTCACCGTCACCTCTTATCGCGCTGGCCTGACCCAGTTCCGCAAGTACGTCAACGATCGCAACCTGCGCGTCCCGGAGATCGCCTTCCCGGACCGCCTCGTTGTGGGCGCTGACCAAGAGTGGGACGCCCTCGAAATCATCAAGTCGATCAATCGGCCGGATACGATGAACCGCGTCGAGAACGTCACCAAGGATATGACCTCGGTGATCGTCGATCCCTACATCACGGATCCTGATGCGTGGTTCCTTCTGTCCCCGAAGCACTGGTTGATTTGGCTGTGGCGCAAGCGGCCCTACATGGACGCTTTCGACGATCGCCGCGCCCGCGTCTCGTGTTTCATCGGCCTGCAACGTGCCGGCAAGGCCGCCGCTCACTGGATCGGCACTTACGGCTCCCCCGGCGGATAACGGAGAGGTTCATAAATGGCTCACGATATCACAGGTTCTCTTCGGGCGTTTGCGCCGGCCGGCGGGCATGGCAGCGCTAAAGCGCAGCACATGGTTGTGCTTCCAATACGCCCCAGCATTCCAGTGCAGGCGGGCGATGTTCTGGTCGTTGACTACACCGCTGCGGGTAACCCGGATGTGTTTGTGGACAACGATGACCCCCGCGCTGTTGCCACCCAGTTCATCATGGGAATCGCGTTGCTTTCTCCCAGCTACGGCTTGGGTGCGAGCGCTCCGGTTTCCCCGGCTACCATCAATCGGGATGGTGACGAGGCTATCGAATTCTCCCCGGGCGGGTCGCTCACCCCGAGCGTCGTTAGCATCGCACTCGCGTATCCTGGTTCCCGGTTCGAGGGCAACATCGTGGCTGGCGCCAACGACGCTACTGGTGTGTACAACACCGACCTCCGCAAGCAGTACGACGTGATCTCTACAGACGATGCGGCCGGTGGGTATGCAGCAATCGACAACACCGACGTTACTAACCCTTGCATCGCGGTTGAGAAGTACGTGGCGCCACAGGTATTGCGTTCTACTGGTGTATGGCAGCACGGGCGCGCTGCGGGTGTGGGTATCCTCAACCCGCGCGTCGAGTTCGTCTTTATGACCAGCGCGACCGTCTTCGCGTAGGAGCAGGTAATGGGATCGCAAGGCGGTACACTTCCTGTTTGGATGCGCGGCCGCGGCACGGCGCCCGGCCCGCGCAACGGCGGGTACGTCCCTATCACGTTCACCTTTGACACCCTCAACCTGGCCGACAATACCCTCGCCGCGGCAATTCAGGTGCCGTTCGCCTGCCGCGCCGAAGCCTTTACGTGGCACGTTGATACAACGCCCACAGCCACCAATGTTCTGACGCTGGCCAAGAGCGCAACTTCTGTGATCGGCGGCACCAATTTGCTGTCCGCTACCATCGACCTGGCCGCAGTTCCCGAGGGGCTGGCGCGTCCAGCCGGTACCACGCCCACGCTCTCCACGGTTGCCGGCGTTCGAGATATTGCCACTGCGCAGTTCGTCACCCTTGAGATCGACGGTGGCGGTACCGGCGACATGACTCGTTTCGCCTGCTCCCTTTGGGTCTACGTACTGGATCACGCCAACACCGACCCAGCGAACGACTAGCTGATGCCAGTTACCCGCGGCAAAGGCTGGATCCGCATGACGGCCCCAGCGGACGAGGTGAGTGATATCATCAACGTCACCTCGATCCTCTGCACTACCGGCGCTACTGCGTCCGTGGTTGCCGGTACGTTGATAACCCTTGCAGAAGGGGACGCTACCGTGTTTGCCACCGTCCCTCTTGCCGCCAACTCGTCCGACTCTATCTACCCCGACACGGCGCTTGATGGCATCGAACTCGACGCTATCCCGGTCGGGGCCGAAATCACCATCTTCCACCGGTAACCGCGATGGCCGATCCCATCGCGGAACCGCACTACCCACCCCAAAACGGGATGGGTCCGCCCAGCAATCAGCGTTGGTACGTCGATGACATCATGGGCGACATGCACCCCGAAGCGCAAGTGGTGCGCGACCGCAAGAACCGCTTGCGCAACATCGATGACATCGACGAACCCGACCGCGACGACATCTTAGAGGTGTGGTCGTTCCCTAGCGAAGAAGCGCACGAGGATCCGTGATGGCAAAGAAGCGAAAGGGCACCGGTATGGAGTCGATCGGCCTCGCAGACAAGCTGCGGCAAGGGTACCCCAAGCGGGGTGGTGGCTTTATTGGCGACCCCGCTCCGCCAAGCGCCCTCGTCCCGCGCGCTTCTATGTCTGGCCCGGGTAACGACTACCAAGATCGTATGCAGCAAGAGAGCATCTTGAACATAGCAGGTGACACTGCCGGTCCGCGGCGCAAGCCCAAGATCAAGAAGCGGTAACCCGCCCCACCCCCTACGGAGGTAGCAGCAATGCCCCCCGCCCGCAAGCCCCGCAAACCCCGCAAGAAGCGTCCGCGCGCCGGTAGTTACTAATGCCCGCGCCTGGCAATCTCACCCTCACAGCGCTGTTGGCGTTGACCAAGCAGGCGCTTGGTGGCCGTACCGGCGGTCTAATGACCGATTCCTGGTACATCGACCGCATCAACATGGCTTACGCGCGGGTAGCGTCCTTCCAAGGCTTGGTGATGGCCCCCGGCATGCGCCGCCCGCAGTTCCGCGTGTTGCGCTTCTTCGAGCTGTACCGCGAAGACGACCGCACCATCCGCACCACTGATGTAACCGACTCCAATTTCATCACGCCTGCGTTTGCCAAGCCGGTGGTCTATGTGGACAGCGTGTTCGACTTGACGAACGACCGCATGCTGCGCCGCAAAGCCATTCGTCACATGAACCGCTTGAACCCCGCGCAAGCTGGGCAACCGACCCAGTGGTGCCCAACCGGCAGGAATGCTGCCAGCGGCTATTTGGTGCATCCCGTCCCGGCGGTCGCAGCGGACGAAGTGCTGGTGCGCGAGAAGACATATCGCTACCCTGATGCGTTGACCAGTGCCCTCGACGATACCCCCATCATTCCCTCCGCGTGGCACGCTGCCATCTGGCGCGCTGCCGCGGCCGAAGCCGCCGAACTAGCCGACTGGCCCGAAAAGGCTGCGGAGATGGAACAGAAGTTCATGTCCTTCCTGGCCGAACGCCGATCGCCCGTCGAAGAAGCGGGCGCTGCTGGCGGCCGTCGCCACTTCACCGTTGGAGGTGCCCTCTAATGGCACTCGTAGTTGTTTGGAACGCAAGTGAGCCCGCGAACGCGAACGATCCCCGTCAAGGCGCGTTGGAGATGCGCAACATTCGTGCCGGCACGATTGAACGTGCGCTGCAAGGCGGCATCTTTTGGGAGAACAGCGGCACCATCGACCAGGAGGCCGGGCGCATCGTCACCGGGGTGCAGGGTATTGGTGCAGAACTGCTGCGCTTCTACGAATCCGATCGCTCCACACAGATGGCCGATTGGGACAGCACAGCAGGCGCCCGTAAACTGACCCTTGGTGACGGCAAAACCGGTGTGCGCCCCTACAAAATCGTGTGCAACGAACTTGACTGTAACGTCTTAACAGCAACGACCACCGCCACCCTGCCGGCTAGCGCAGTTGTCGTGCCCACTATGGTCTACAACAACGGCTTTACTGTCGGCGCTGGCGGTGACGCAGACACCCTGTCTGTAGTCATGCCGGGCACCACCACTGGCAATAAGGTGTTGTTGCTCATGTCGGCGGATGCAGTGTCAACCGGCGCTGGGGAATCAAACTCACTGACATACAAGTTCACTGTTGATCGCGGTACGGGGTCCTTCGTAGCGGTGCCTCGTCCTGGCGGCGGGGGTAGTGACGTAATATGGAGCGTTAATCCGCAGGTTGGCTTCCGCGCTTCGTTGTCTGCACACCAAGTCGATGATCTTGGCAGCATCAATGAGGGGACTATTAAATACGCCGTTACGTTCACCAACTCAGACCCGAGTGACGCAGTGAGTGTCAGTCGTGCTATGTTCACCGTCCTCAATCTCGCCAACACATAGAGGTAACGCGCGTGGCCGGTATCCCAGAAGCCGCTGTTTCGCCGTTCGGCCCCGACCTCACCATGTTGGGTGACGATCCCGCACGGGCTTTTGCGGCGGCCGAAGCCGACTTGGACGAACTGCACCGGGCGGTGTCGGCTATTGCGTCACAGGTCGTCACGGTCGATTTCGACCCTACCAGCATCAACGCGGCCATCGTGGCGTTGCAGGCGGTTGATGTTACGCTAGACACGCGCCTCGACGTGCTCGAAGCCGCAGGTCCAGGTGCGGTTGCCAACCACGCTTGGCGTCACGCGAACGGCGGTTCGGGGATGGCCGACACGGGCGCCGATCCGCTCGCGCCCTACCCCTTCCTGTGGGGCAACGAACACACCTTCGCGCCCGACGTGCATAGTTACGTTGCCGTTACCCTCGCTCCCAAACCAGACCACGATGTCGATATGCTGCGCGCCAAAGACACCACGGGTGTGGTGCAGGTGCGGGTTGACAGCGCCGGCCGTGTTGGTAGTGGTGTGGTACCCGCACACCGGCTGCATGTACGTGACGCCGCCACCCGGCAAGCGCGCTTTGATTTTGACGATGCCTCTTACCTGGACTTGTTCATCCCCAATTTGCCGGTCGCTGGCAACGCCGACACGCCTGCCCTTCAAACCGTGTTGGGTGGCTTGCAGCGCTGGGCCATCTTCCCTAGCGGCCAGTTCATCAGCACCATCAGCCGTAACGGGGTGGTGGAAAACGGCCAGATCGGCTTCGACATCCCCAACGATATTGTTGGCCTGGTGATGAACACGCACTCTGTCACCACCCCGGTGTCGTTCCGCTCTGACTTCGGACACGATTCTCGCGGCGGGTTCGTGTGGACCGCCCGCACCGACACCCAAAACATCCCGACCGGCTGGCAGATGTTCTTCGAGCCGATTGAAGCAGGTATCGCACCGCGCATGGGCTTGGCAATCGGCGTTGCGGACACCGGCAACCAAGCGACGACGGCGCTGTCTCGCCGGTTGCAAGTACACGACACAATTGCGGGCCGCCCGCAGTTTCGTATTTCCAGCAGCACCCCCACCACCAACTTCACTGACTTCTTCCAAGACACGTCTGAGTTCAAGGTGCGCCTGGGCGGCACCAGCGAGTTCTGGTTAGAGAGCGTCGCAGATTTAACCGACCGCGCTAAATTCATCCTGCGCCCCGATGGTGCGCTGCGCTTGAAAACCGGCTTGAACCGGTGGGAATTCGCTAACAACGACGATTCTCTCTTTCAGATGACCGTTGACACCGCAGGCCGGCCAGACTTTCGGTCCCAAGTAGGTGAGGGCGGCACCGTACACGAGTGGTATTGGAGTTTCGACAACTTCAACTTCGTGACATTCGGGGTAGCGGCAGACGGCGATTTGATCATTGCCCCATCTGGCACCAGCGCTATTGACGGTGTTGGTATCGGTGTTGCGCCCGACGCCAAACTCCACGTCGCCTCGCTCACGGAACAGTTGCGCTTGGGAACCGACACGAATAACTATGTCTCCTTTACAGTCAACAGTACCGGGAGGCTAACATTAAATAGTGTTGGCACAGGCAGCGCTCCTGAGTTCGATTTCCTCGATTCGGTGCGGATCTCTGTTGACGCCGCCCTTGCTGGCGCTAACTTGGAACTACGCGATTCGGTTTCGGGTAATGGTGTGCTGTTCAAACAGACCAATCCGGCAGGTATCGGGTTGATGACCATATCGACCGATGGTAACATCAATATAGTGCCTGGTGCTGCGCGCGGTATAGGGATCAATACAGCAGCGCCGCTCGCCAAACTGCACATCACCCAAACTACAGAGCAGCTTCGTTTGTCCTACGATTCTAGCAACCGCGCTTCGTTTACCGTTATCGACACCGGCCATCTTGGCATTGCTAGTACTAGTGGGGCTAATACCGCCAACATACGCTTGGTTCCCGGCACGACCGACTTCCTTGACCTGCAAAGCACCGTCCTCACCACCGACATTGGTGATTTCGAGAGTGACGTGTTAAATGGGTCGTCTGACATTTCGTTCGACTTCACAGAGACCGTTGCCAAGACCGACACCGGCTTCTCGTGGCGACTCCGCAACAGCGCTAACAACAAGGAGCTAATGCGGATTACGACACGCGGGGGTATTATCGCGGGGTATGATACCACACTTAGTGGCTTCGCTAATACCATTATGTCATTCGTGCAGGCTGACTTGAATAGCGGGAAAGCATTTACGGGCGGGATGGCAGGAGCGGTCATCCACGACAACACGGGGTTGTCGGTTACGGCATTAACGGGGGTGAGTGGTGGTGCCGGTGCTAATACCGTTACAGGATTGAACACGGACTTCGTAGTTGGCACATCGGGGATAGCGGCGGGGCCAGGCACCGCAAGCCTCAGCACTAAAAATATTGCAGGGGTACGTGGCGGGCTAAATTCTGGCGTAGGTAGCGCGGCGATGTTACCTGGCGCGGCTGACGGGCTATCAGACCTTCAAGGCAACTGGGCACACGCCGCATGCTTTTGGGCCGAGGCCCCTTACGCCTCAACTACCCCCGCTAACATGCCCGCCATCCTCTCGTGCTACAAGGCTACGGTACCTGATGGTACTACAGGTGAGGCATGGTCGTTCTACTCGAACTTGGTGTCCCAGACCGCTGCTGCTAAGTATTCAGTCTACTTGAACCCCTCGGTAGCAGGTGTCCTGCGCGCCCCCTGGCCCGAGACCGGTACCCGCCGCACGCACTTCTATATGATCCCTGGTGACCTTGATGACTCGACAGGCAACGTGGCGGGAGATGTGTCGTTCGCCACTGGGGACGCTACTCACGTTGTGGGGTTGCACGAGAACGACG